TTGGCGCATCACTGGCCGCGATGATCGCCGGGCCCGATGGAACGTATCTCGGTTTCAGCCATCCTATTGACGCGGATGGTGTTGGTGTTGGTGTTGGTTTATCGCTCACGTTTGCCCATTCTTTCATTTCCTCTTTTGTCCCGTTGAAATAGTTTAGGTCAATACCAACCAGCCCGCCGCCGTAATCCGCGCCTGCATGACGCCCGGCTGTATAGTTGACATCGCCCCCGCCGTACTGCCAGATTGACCACTTAGTCAATCCAGTGGGTAGCTTTGGCGCCTGATAGGGTGGTGTTTGTGTCAATGTCCACGGGTATTGTGCGATCCAAACGTCCTGCCCGTTGCACCAGGTTGCATAGTTGTAAGGTCTGATAGCAGTGTTCCAAATGTTGGGGGAAAAGTAGAACGCGCATCGCTTGCCCGTTTGGGCTTTGATGTACTTCACAAACTCGGATGCCTCCGCGATGGTACGCCCGTTCAGGTTGTTGTATGCGCCTTCGTAATCAAGCACATAAAAGTGAAAGCCCTTGCCCACTGTGACTGACAAAAACAGATCCGCCTGAACCTTCCAGGGCACGCCGCTGGAATAATAATGGTACGCGCCTCGAATGGCTATTTTCTGGACTTCGGGTAAGATCGCGTCAAACTGATTATCTTTGTAACTCGCCCAACTTGCCCGCTGAATTACAAAGTCGATCGGCTTGATTGCCTTATCAGGGCTCCATCCGAGATTATATTTTGATACGTCTACGCCAATCGCGTTTGTCATGGCTTCTCCGGGAAAACAACATCGTCAGGGTTTGGATACGTTTGGGGCAGATCGCGTAATGCCTGCCGGTACTGCTGCCATGTCACGCGCTCGGTGTCGGTTAGCGGCGCATCTGCCAGTTGTGTCCAGTCGCAAGCGGTTAACAACCTCACGCGCTCATCCCGTATGCTATCCCATTGTTGCTCAGTTGTTGGTCGGATAGCGTAGGGTTTGCAAATAATAATCACCGCGTCATAATCCGCCGAATTGATATCGATGCAATGATCTCGCAGCGACGACTGATAACCTGCGGTTGATAACTCAGACATAAGTTGTGCCTTGTTTGCGTTGACGTCCAATGCGATTGTTATCATTAGATTATCCGATAGGTAAATGTGTACCACCAGTTTTTAGATGTCGCGTTGGTTGCTATAAACCTGATAACCGCTAAATCACTGACCGTATCTCCGTAAATAGCTGCGCACTCGGTGGTTGTGTATGAGTTTGCCGTGCCTCCTACTTGATACAATTGCGCCAGGTTTGATGCGATTGGCAAGGTCAAACTTATTATTGTGTCACCGGTCGTCGTTGGGTCTAACCCTGATATCATGCCCGAAACAGTTACAACGCTTCCAACTCGCATATACTGTGAAGGGTTGTTATTCGCTCCGGCTGCGTTTGTACCTAGCGTTATCGTCGGTGTGTAAATCCCGCTATCTAATATCGTAGGGGTAGCACTCGTCCACGCGCTGCCGTTTGACGTTAGCACATTTCCAGACGTGGAGGGGGCGATATAACTTAATCCTGAATGAACGTGGTCAATTCTCGATGCCGTAGTTGCTGTTCCTACCGCTCCTGCGCTTCCTACGCTAGAAGGAGTTGTTGCACTAAAAAGAGGTTTATTTGTATAACCTGTTTCTGAATTAGCAATACCTACAACATTAATTAATCCACTTGCAGGGGCAGTGGCTTTTACAACGAAACCATGTTTACTGGTTGTGGCATTATTTGTCGTAACATCGGATGTTGATAAAGTTACATCCGTAACGGTGGCTGGAACTGCGCTCGTCCAGGCGCTGCCGTTTGACGTTAGCACATTTCCAGACGTGGAGGGGGCGGCGTATGGCATAGCGATTGTGTACCACACCGCGCCATCGCTTGCAAATTGCCCCGCGCTTGATACTCCGATAACAGATATCGTAGTACCACCGGCGTTTTTGACAGTTAGCGCATAAGTAGCGCTTGAATTGACTATATAAAATGGGTGGTTTGTTGTTGCGACTGCGGGCAGAGTGACCACCCGCGCCGCCGTTGGGGTGTAAACCTGTAAAGCAAAATCATCATCTATCAGGGTTTTATCAGCGGCTAAACTCTGGATATTGGATAACTCCCCGCGAATTGTGCTATCAATTACCGAGTTATGATGCTCGGCTAGAACCTCGGTAACGCCGTCAATGACGTGATAATCGGCTAAATTTGCCATCTAATAAACTCCAATATATAAATTTATAGCGACTAAAAGAGCGCATAGTAAAACGATAACGAAAACCTTGATAATGCTTATCATTCTGGAATTATCAATATCGTGTAGTATTTTGAGTTTACGGTATATTGTCCGGCTCCACAAATCTCTCTGATTTTTATCGTTTTAGTTCCGGCGGTCACACCTGTTTTTATCCCAAAAATAGGCACGCTCGTAATCTGATTGATACCGTATGTCCGGTTTGCTCCGTAGGTCATAACCGTCCCGTCAATACTCAACCACGCCTCAAAGAATCCGTATGTGTCCCCGCCGTATTCATTTATTGCGCCAAACACAACAACCGTAGACGTGACCGATACCGCGATAGTCTTGGAGCTGTTTGGCATATCTCTCAGCGTGTTCGTGGCATAGGTGTACGCCGTCGCGTTGCCAAACGTATCAACCGTAATACCAGCGGCTGCAAACTCAAAACCGTTCCCAGTCGAATTTACCCGTATGTTTTTATAAGCGTCTGTTGCTGATGCGTTTAGCCAGGATAATGCCCCGGCTGATGTGTTTAGCAGTAAACCAACATTAGCGGGTTTAGCTAGTACGCTCATCGCCGCTGTGCTTGACGAGTATGCAATGCCGCCCGCAGCAGGAAAGTCCAGATAAGCCGGAGCCCCAAGTGAATTATTGGTCAACAATCCTACTGTGGTAGGTTTAGCTAGTACGCTCATCGCCGCCGCACTACTCGAGTAGGGTATGCCTCCGACTGCGGGAAAATTAGTATAGCTGGGTGTACCGACTGACGAGTTGGTCAGTAAACCCACTTGAGCAGGTTTACCCAATCGGGCTAGCGTGCTCACACTTGCCGCGTACGCAATATCGCCCACCGTGGTAAACGGGAATAATGCCGTCATGTTGTCTTTGACGTATGTATTGTAATCGGAGGCTAAATACGTTTGACCTGTTACGACCGTTGAAACTGCTGTATAAGCCATTATCGTCTCCTGCGCGATGGTAGGTTTTTGTTCTGCGCTTTCAAATCTTCAATAGTTTCGCCTGGCTGCCACGTCCTTGATAGCCAACCGCGCTCTGTGGATACTACCGCCCTTGATCTTTGCGCCCGCTCGAATTGGTTACGTCCTGTTCCCTGGGTGACTGGTCGCCTGAGTATTTCAGCTTCAATTGCCTGCATGTTTTCTGGGAATATAACCGGTCGCGGTTTTCCGCCCGCCGCATAATTTCCGCACGACATACAGTAAAACGGTTGCCCCGGAGCTACGTACTCAGCTCCCCGACATTCACATTCTGCTATCCAAAATCCAAACGAAATAAACGCAACAACCGGATCTCCCTCAGGTTCAACGTCTACATAGGGCGTGTCGTATGATCTATAATCATGCGCTCTCAGCATATCCTGCGAGGTCGTAAAACCCTTACTCTGTGCAAAATCATTGGCGTTCAAAATTTTATCAATCATCCGAATACCGTATCAGTCCCAAAGTCTAATATTTCCCATGTCCAGGCTATTCCGCCGGGAACGTATGGCTCGAGTACGTAGCTGGTCGTAACCGCCTGTCCATTCGCTGATAGCCATCTCTCGCGGATTTTACCAACCCTGAAGCTTTCATCAATCGCCAAAAACGCGCTATTGTAGCGTAGGGTGTCAAATATATCTGGCGTGAATTGTACATCGAATTGGTTCTCGACTGATATAGTCGGCCAATATCTGCTCTCTGAAAGGTAATCAGCAATGATAGACGATATGCTTTCAGCCCTCGCGCTGACCTGTTGCCAGGGCAGCTCTAATGTCCATGTGCGCGGATTGGTCGCGTAATCGTTTCGGTCGTCAATGTAAGACCCTGCATAAGGCACGCTGATAGCCTGACCGATAACCTGAGATAGCGTAAGATAGCCGTTGGAAGCGCTGTTGTTTTTTATGACAATCTTTGCGGACGTTCCGAAGTCGGTCAAAGTCGCCGTGAATGACGCTGATAAATTAGTACCGCTTCCATCCGCCGCGGTATTAGCGGTTATGTCTGACGCGCTGATAGCGGCATACAAAACTGGTACGTTTATCGAGTTATACGTGTAATCGCCAAACGTGGTATAGGTGGCTCCGGCTGCGACCTGAACCGGGCAGGATATATCAGACCAAACAATACCAGACGCTTGCAATTGCCTGGGGTACCATTTGACTTTGATAATATTTTTATAGTTTTCCCAAAACTGTGCAACCTCTGGATTATTCAGCGTGTTATCATCGCTCAAATCCACGCCCGACGAGGATGTATCGGACCGTCTCAAAAATCTAGCCGTGCCATCACCCAACACGCTAAAATATCCGATACCACTTGCGGTCAGGTCGGCTATTTCTGTCGATGCCTGTTTTGACGCCCACCAATAGGGCATAGTATCAGACGAGATAGCGAGTTGTGACGCCCACGGCCATGCCGCCGCGTCAAGAACCGCTTGTATAGCCTGATCGATGCGCAGTTGGACTTGCACATCAATATTCACCTCCTGGTCATAAAGCCATTGGAGAGCGTCCTCGACGATAATGTCTACATACCCATTACGCCATCCCGACGGTTTGATGTCAGAGACGCGGCCAGTAAACCTCCAGATAATCACGCCCGCGCTTGTCGGGGTAGTCAGTCCTATTCTGACCCTGTGACCAGGTTTTACCAGCCCATAATACGGGCTGTTGATATTGACCGGATTGTATAACCCGTCATGGTTGTCCAGTGACGCGGTAGCACGACCAACGGACGGAAAACGGATGCCGCTGGTATTACTCTCTAAAAATGTATCTCGCCCGCGCTCCCATTCAAGATTAGTGCATCGCTCAGCTTCGTTTATGCCGAAACTAAAATTATTATCGTACCAATCTATCTGGATCGCCCAATACAGCGTGGTTTGAGGGCTTGCGCCGTATAAAACGCCCGTGCCGTATTTGAAGGTTTTGTATCTCATCGCCCCGCTCCGACTTGTCGAATACCCTCACGGATAACAGGCAATAGGTAGCTTTCAAGATGTGACCGGTCACCAATAACAGTGTTGGCGTTTATGACAACCGTAATGCCACCCGCGCCGCCGCCGCCCATTGGAATGACAGAACCGGACATTGACGGTCTGAAATATTCCTGATTAGTCTCATTTACCCGATACCATTCACCCGCTGAAACTGGACCGCCTGCGGCTTTGGGGTCTTTGTATCCCGGAGGCTTGTTGGGGTCTCGCGGCGGTCTATAATCGTCGCTCTCCTGCCTAAGTATTTTCAAAATTACATCAATCGACTTCCCGTCTGGTAACCGTTCAATCGCCGCTGCAAGATCATCCGCTTTTATTTTTCCAGCAATAAACGCCTCAACCAGTGCCGCCTGTCCCTCGGCGATTGCTTTATCTTTTTCTGTAATCCTGCCCATCGCGACTTCAACGCTCAAATACTGGGCAAGCTCAAACGTAGTGAGATGGTCAGTAGACAACTCTTTGAGCAGGTTGTCTAAAATAATACTCTGCGTTGCCTCGGCATGTTTTTTAGCGTTTTCAGCGACCTTCACATCAAGCTCGGCTATTTTACCCTTGTATTCCATTGCCCGCGCTGATGTCTCAACCCACCCGGCTTTACGATCGGCTTCGTACTCGGCTTCAATCGCGGCGCGTTCTTGGGTTAGAGCTATCGATTCCTGTGCATACTCCCTTTCACCTTCAGCGACTGCCTGAATACTGGATAGGGTTTCCAGATTGGCATCTGATACCGCTTTTTCTAGGTCGGCTAATGCCTCCAGTTCTTCGTTTGTTTGGGCAATAACAGGGTTCATGTCGTCAAATCTATCAGACAAATCTTTGACTTCAGGCTGCATACTCTGAATAATGTTTGAAGCGCCTTTCCAGCTATCCGTTAGCTGATACCAATAGCCGATAATCGGTATTAGTTTCTTAGGGTCAAATACACCGCCCTCGTCAATACGCCTATTGGCTTCATCAATAAAAGCCGTCAAAATTGGAAGAAGCCCATTACCGATTGAATATTGGAGCTTTTGCGTCTGTTCGTCCCAACTGTCTAATGTCTTTTCGTATTCCCGCGCCTGTTGAATTGCCTTGTCTGTCAAGATGAGATTACTGTCAATCCCTCCGTTTAGCTTGCGGATTGACGCGCCGCCCTGCTGCATAATCTCCGCGAACTTGACGCCCTGCCGCCCAAACTTTTCCATTAGAAACGCGGCGCGTTCTTGTCCAGGGTTCAGCTTCAGATATTCATCTGATAATTTTGCAAGGGTATCAACGTTTAGCGTTAGTCCCTCGCTGGTCAGTTTTCGCATTGCAACCGTAAGATCGCCGGTGGACAGTTTGAAGTCATCCGAGAGCTGTATTAGTCGGCTAGTTTCTTCAGCCGACTGCCCGCTGATCTGAGATAGCGTCCTGACCTCGTTCGCATAATTTACAGTCGCTTCAATCGATTTTTTAGCAAACTCAACGACTGCGGATGTCAACGCTTCAAACGCGCCGCCCGATGTCAATAGCTGGACCGCGTTTCCGATACTCCCAAAATTACCAGCGACGCCCCGCAAAACTTGCGAGGCTGCATCTTTGGCCGTGACGATTATTTCAACTTTTTCAGCCATTTATTTTTTTGCCTTATCGACCCGCGCATGAGCATCTCGCCGCGCTTTCCATCTCGCATACCATTGCAATTGGTGACCGCCGGCGATTTCCCAGGGTTTCATATTCCATTCAATCGCCGCGTCTAATACTGGTATCCACCAGGGGGCAACGGCTGCGCCTGACATTAGCGCCTGTTCTAGCCGTTGCCGCTCGTAGGGTTTACAAGTACATCTGTAAACGCTTTGATAAACTCATTCTGTACCCGCGCAAACTCTGACATGCTACTATTAGACATACTGTCTATAGCGTGCCTCGCGTCCGCTCCGGTCAGTGGATTACCATTATCATCCGTTACACATTTCAGCATCGCGTTATAGGTTGCAATCTGATTGCCCTGAACGATTCCGAAGTACTCGGATGGTGACATTTCCTTCAAGAGTTTATCAAGCTGGATCAAAAACTTCATGGCAATACCGCGATCTGGTTGACAAATAACATCTGCAAATACATCAGGGCAACGGGGCTATATCTCACCCTGAAAGTACATGAGATTGTATCGTTACCCGCGTCACTCGAAAGGGCTGCGAATGTTGCATATTTTCCAGCGGCGTCAATTTTGAATGTTTTATAGGTGTAAACGTCAGGAGTTGTCAGTGCCGACCCTTCAAACAACAATCTGACCTGCCGGGAATTCCTCGCGCGCCAGGCAGCTTTCTCAGCTACCGCGCTTGTGTTGTGTTCGTAAACGAGCGTCAATTCTGCTTCAGGGGCAACTTGTTTCAGCAGGCTAAAGGATAATGTGCCATCTGCGGTCGGCTGCGCTCTCCAGCCAGTCGTTACTTTGAGAGACATTGACAGGAGCGTATTTGATACCAGAGTTGTACCGATAACATCGGACGCGCTATCGATATAAAGTTTTCCCTTGTTGAACAGGATCTCTTCGACGGGCATAAGGTCGCTTGCAGATAATGCGTCAAACGTGGAGGCTGTCCAGCTTGCGCCGCGCCAATTAGCGCCAATTGTAAGCGCCTGCCCGTACGAGCCATCAATCGTAAAATCAGGCACGAAACAAAACGGCATTACCTCAGCGCTTGCATTATCGCCGCCCTGAATGGTGTATGTCGTCAAATCAGACGCTGAATAAATAGTAGTGGTCGGTAGGATGTACTCCCAAATCCGTCCGGTTCCTGTCCCGTCTACACTCGCGGCGGCGGTGCGAAGAGCTGCCTGGAATGGATGCAATTGCTCAAACGTCAAAACACCGCTATAAGCGAGTGTACCAACTTCCTGGGCAATATACGATCGGTCGATACCTGGAACGATGCCGATATTTTCATTCGGGAAAACATGCTCGGTGTCATCGGACGGGATGCCCTGCCCGCGAAGATAGGTTGTCGTTGTGGCGGGCGTGCCTTGCGTTACCTCCGCTCCGATCTGGATGCGGCGGAGTGATTCGATACCATTAGCCATTGTATTTATTCCTTATGTCAAAATTTTGACTTGTCTCATAACGAACCGATAACCGCGCATTGGGTCCGCGGCGTAATCTACGCGACCGATAAAAGTATAATCTACGCGGTCGAATGTATCTATTGTAGCCGTAAAACGTCCTCCCGTGCTTGCCATCTGTGCGAGTAACACACCCGTAACCAGATCGACAAACGGGATAAAATCAGCCATAAAACGGGGTAGGGTTTGCTGTTGCTGGGGTTCAAGCACATCGATGGTAATGTCATGCAACCCGCGCGATAATCCAATAGCGTAATTGCCCATGCTACCGAGAGCCGGGTAGATTATCGCTGTCGGGTATGCGTTTGGATTATCAGGAGCATAGTCATGTACCTGCCTGATACCCGTTACCGTGCGCATGACAACGCCAATGGCAAGGCAAGCGGCTTCAAGTTTTCCGCTCATATTTTCCTCACAAATTCATTTATGAGATGAAAATAATCAGCGTCCTTGTCCTTGATGCTGATCTGGATTTCTCCGAGTGCTGCCATACTTGCCACCCCGAGAGGGGTAGATAGCCGTTTGAATAGCCGCGATGATAACATGACGCACGCCTGTTTGATCTTAGCAGGCACGGACGGCCATCCGAATATACCCGTGATTTTTATACTCTTGCGATAAGTCGTAAACATGTAATTGCTAGTTTCGCTTATCTCAATAGCAGTATAAGGTCTATTCATTGACGCGGCGTTATATGGAGCTAATTCATAATCAGCGGACGCGCTCCAAATGCTTGTATAGGTTTTATCATTTCCGCTATCTGTTGCGAGTTGGGTGATCGATACCACATCATCCAACAAAAACAACTTATCGACAAACTGAGCGGTGTAGTATTTCGTTTCATCGGTCGACGACTTGTAAAAATACCTGATGCAATCGCTGTCGATTGTTCGGCTTGCTGCCTCTACGATGATTTCAAGTATCGTGTCCGACGTTGTATCGGTCGAACTGATATTCAAAACATCCGCGCCTTTCATGGTTGATAAATCCGTGTAACCGTTTGTAATCGTCATTTACTAGCTCCTGTCAAAACTTCCAACGACTTGACGCCACCAGCCGCCCTCATCAATCCGTCAAATAGTCCCATGTAAATCTCATTCTCAGCAAAGACGCCTTTCATCGCGCCCGCGTCATAAGCGTGTCTGCCCATCGTTGAAATAAATTCGGATAATTGCGATACTGCCTTCATATTTTGCGATTGGTTGACGATGTTCCAGACATATTCAACCATGCCGCCGACGTGATACATCATCACCTTTTTCTCTTCGCCGTCTTTTTGTGCCCGCGCCATGTTGTACTCATATTCCTGTCGATAAATTGCACGGTCACCATAATTGGCATACCTCTCAGCCTCGGACATTGCCCCTGCCAGTAGCCCGGCTTGCATTGCTGCGTCCCGATAGCTGATAATCAAATCCTTCGCCTTTTCCCATTCCGATCTCTCTAAATGTTTTTGGATTGACTTCTTGATATTGGTCAAACTTTTATCAGCCGACTGCCAGGCTGCATTATGTAATTGGATGCGCTCAGTGTAATATTGTTTACCAAGTTGTACCTCGCCCTCATACCCGTAAAGCGGCACGATAAAAGCGGTCGGCCAGCACTTCATCACAACCTCGATACCGCGCCCGCGAAGGTACGCTATCCAAAATTTGAAACATTCTGACTGATAAATATATTCCGTATTGCTGACAAGATCGCTGCCGTAAATCTCAATATAATCATATTGCTTGATTGCGGCCAATGCGAGGGCATAGGCAAAACTGCTAGTAAAGTATTTCTCCCCTGTCAAACCAATGGCTTTCTCAAGCGGATATTTGACGCTATTTGGTACGAGCGCGTCGACTTCCTGCATGTAAATTATTTTATTTCCGTGAAATTTCTGCAACCAATCCCAATGATTGGCATTGCTGCGATTGTGTGGGCTGGTGTAAATGCCCGCTTTGTGCATCTGAAAACAAACATCCCAACGTTTACACCATTGCTTAGATACATCGTCCGGGGCATCGGTCGGGTTCGACATAGCCGCCTCGTTGAATACCCAAATGTCAAAAGTATCATCTACCCAGGGGGCTTTGTCGCGTGTATCCGGATGCGTTCCAACAATGGCGAGTTTTTTCATAATATAATTATAAACCCGAGTGAATTATTTTATCCACTCGGGTTTATTTTGCTTAGGTCGCTGATACCATCGTGGTCTGCGATACTCGCGGCTCAAGTTGTACCCAGGCTGATACCAGAGTGGCGGTTCCGCCTGCGTCAGGGGTCACGACAACGCGGGCATAAGTACATTCTGCCTTGGCGGCCAGTAGGGCGGACGGATTAAGCTCGATTGCCAACATCTTGTTATTATCAGTGCTGATGACAATCGGCACGCCAGCTGTGGTAGCGGCTGTAATCGCTCCCCAGGTATTGGCACCAACCGCGCCGGATAGTCGGTAGCTAAATGCTACTGCGACGGCGGTAGTCGATGCCGATGACGTGGCGGCCTCCAAGCTAACGGTAACGGATTGATCTGCGCTTGCGGCGGTGTTAGCGCCGAAAAAAACAAACGCAGTTCCACCATGAGAACCGCCCAGAGCTACCGCGCCCTGAATAGCAGTGGCGGCGGTGTCAACAGGGGCGATGAGTGGCATAGTATTAAGCCCACTTGCGAAACGGTCGTAAATCATATATCACCTCGTAAAATTGCCATGTCCCAACCGGCGATTATTTCACCGGCTGAAACATGGATAATTGATGATTAGGTAGCGGTAGTCAAGCTGACGAAAGCGGACTGGGTAGCGGTGCCCTTGTAGGGGGTAATGGGGCTTGACATAGCAGTTTGACCGTCGCACCTATAAACAAATCGAAACGTCGTTTCGTCGCTTAAAAATTGAACGTGAATGGAAGTCGCGGCTTCGATGTTGGTTTTTTCCCAGTACAGATAATCGCGCATGTCGGCAAGTAGAATATCGCCCTGGGTTCCGAGTGCCGGGTTGAACTCGGTTTCAATAACCGGACGGCCATAAATGCGCATGACGCCGTCTTGACCATAAGAGACATATGGAGATAAGACGGAAGTTGTCGAACCGGGGAAATAGAGCGCGTCAAGCTGCGGGTGTACTTCACTGTTGATATACCAGGCTGCGTTCGACTTGTGGCGGGATTGCATACGTGCCCACATCCCGACAATATCAGCATGTTGCACTTTGTTACCATCGACGCGGGTAACTCCAACAAGAGCGCCGCTGGTAAGGATGCCTTGAGGGCCACCAACACCGCTGCCATTCAAGATGTCATCGTTAGCCATAAACATCAGCTCTTCACGACAACCGACATTCACAACTTCGGAAAACATCGCGGCGTCCTGCAGTAATTCATCAGTGCCGTAAACGAGGGCGGCGTATTTCTTCAGTTCCCAATTGATGCGCCGAAACTTGGGTTTAGACGCGCCGATGGTTCCGCCTTCGTTCAGACGGTAGCCTGTGATGCCGCCCCAATGAGATCCTACGGCGCGCGTGGTTTCCTCGACACCATTAAGCCAACCGTAATTGGAATTGGATGAAACGGGCAAGCGGCGGGCAGCGCGGGTGTATGGACCTTCTTCGTGGATCGGCTTCATAACTTCAGCGTTCAAAGTTGGGTCAAGCAAATAGCCACCATCAGCGGGCACGCCTTCGGAGGCTCCGGAGGCTTTCATCGCTTCGACTTCGATCGATTTCAACGCGGCGAGGCGTGGGTGAGTGTTGCGTCCCATGCTCATAACATCGGTTTTGATAGCTCGCGCTTGTTCGGCGAGTGAGCGGAATGGGCGGTCGCCCTCGGCCTTAGTGACAACAATCGTGCTTTTGGTTTCGATTGCGGGCAAACTGGCAAGAGCGGATTTCACGCCCTCGCTGATACCCTCTGCTACTGCGGTTTTGATTTCTTCGGTTTCCATTTTAGGGTTTCCTTATTTCTCAAAGAGTAAATTATTGCTTATCGCCTTCCGCTTATCCTGCGGTCTGACGTATATGCTGCGCTAATTGTTTTCCAACCTCTCGCCCAATTCCGCGAAAGTCTATCTCAATATCATCGTCAATCTCGGTAATCTCATTGGCAAGTGATTTTGACGCGACCATGTTACGGGGCTCGGCTGGGAATGGCGTCAAACTCAATTCTGCAATTTGCCATTGCTTGATGGTTTTGCCATCTCTGACAACCGCATGAGCGGCTGCCCCTGTTGACCATCCGAGCTTACCCAGATATTTTGCGTATCGCTCAGCCTGGAATAATATCGCATCCTCAATAGCAATGCCCTCGTCAGCCATTTTCAGAGTAGCGTACCCGATTGGCTCGGTGACTTGCACGTGTTTGCCCGTCTTGGTTTCCATCGGCTGCGCGTGGTGTAGCAAGATGTCGACTTTTTTAGACTTCTCACCCGCAAAACCAAAGTTTGTCTCACGGCTAAATCCTTCACCAGCTAAATCCTCGCCGCCAAACGTGACCGCATAACCGCCCAAATTACCACCGGCTGATTTTACAGCGGAGCCGTAACTAATCAGCATATCGCCGCTTTTATCCTCAGCGGGCATCATCGCGCCCTCTGGCATGTCCATGGGCTCATCTTCAGGTTCCGGTTTATCTTCCTCGTCTGGTATCAATTGTTTAGCCAGTGCCATAATGCCTTTCACCAACTCGGCATTAGCTGCGCTGATTGACCGGCCATATTTCATTCCAGCATTATCTTCTGTCATGTTTTTATCTCCGTAAATGTAAAGCCGGTGTCAGATAGCAAAAATCACTTTGCGCTCTGACGCCGGCTAGTTTATCAACTTATCCTGTTGTCTATCTAGGTCACTCGTCTATAGTAGTTTAGCATATTACGGGAAAGGTGTCAAATTTATTTCATCCTCATAAGCTGGTAAAAAACTTTCTCGAATGCGTTCATGGCTCGTCCTGACGCAAAAAATTCTTTAGCCACATCTCCGAGTTTACGCCATCCTGTCAATCTGTGCTGCTCATATTGCTCATCACCGATAACATACGGGGCATAAGTCGCGGAGTTTTTCAGGACTGCAGACGCCACGCCATAAGGCTCTACTACCCAACTCTCAATCAATCTCTCGCTCATCGCGTCTGATTGGCGCGTATAGTTTGGGGTCAGTCCTTGCGCTCTTCGCATTGCAAAGTAAGCGGCTTGCTGTTGTCTACTTTGCCACGTGACTGGACTACTTGACGGACCTGGATACGGGCGCGCTTCCGCCTCTAATTCCTTTGCGGTCGCGATGCTTGCGACTTGGAGGATGTGGTTGAATTTATCGGAGTTGTCCAGCCCTCCGAGTATACCGCCGGGGGGGATGTTTAGCTTGAACGTTACCATTATTTCAGCCTCACTTGAACGGCACATCTACAATTCTTCACTATAACACCATTGCAGGTGTATAATTCATACATCTTAGTTTGGAGGTCGTAAACATGTCCGCTAAAATTATACTTACGAATGTTGACAATCTTGTCAGTCGTTATATCATCGGAGAATCTATAAAGAAACTCGCGGCTGAGTGGCGTGTGGATAGAAATGTTATCAAAAAGTGCCTGCTCGAGAACGGCGTGACCGTCCGCAACCAATCCCAAAGCGAAACCATCAAATGGAAACGCATGAGCGCTGAAACCAGAAGCGCTCAAGTTCTCGCCGCACACAAGGCAGCGCGTGGAAGCGTTCGTACCGTCGATCAAAAGATCGCTCATGCTATTTCCAGAGAAAGATCGTGGGGAAACATCTCCCTTGTCGAGTGCGTTGTTGCTAATCACTTGACCAATCTTGGATATTCCGTCATTCAGCAAAAGGCTATCTATATTTATAACGTTGATATTGCCATCAAAAGCGCCCGCGTCGTTGTAGAAATTTTCGGGGGAAACTTTCACGCTAGTGGAAGTCACGCCGCTATATTCCAGCAACGTACTAAAGACATTCTCGATAGGGGATGGAGTGTAATTATAGTTTGGATTGATGGCCGTCGCTATCCTCTCGACGCTTCTGGCAACAATCGTATAGCTGCCTTCGTTGAGGAAGCGAGCAGAAACCCAACCGGAGCGAGTAAGTATAGGATGATTTTTGGTAACGGACAAGATACGCCCGCTATCAAAAGTAAACTCAATAGCAGGGCCATTGTAGAAAGCTCGGGATATAGCGACTAAATCAGGGGGTGCTACTTCATTTCCCGGTAATATACAATTTACGTGCGCGGGCGGGTTGTCGTATTGATTGCCTTCATCGTCCGTAAACATCTCGCCAATATCCACGCGCTGACCATCCAACGCGCCGCAAATCGGGCAGACTTTTTCATCCTCGCTGGTCAACCATTCTCTGACGGTTTCCACGCCCATCTCCCCTAGCATATTTTGGTAAATTTGTTCGCCTGCGGAAAACGCGCGGGTCACCTCTGTGACTGCTATCATCTGCGCTCTCATCTCGCCAAACGCGCCGGATAGCATATCCCGAAGATCGCCGGTGGTCATGCCTGGCGTGTTAGTAAATGACGTGACGGCGTTTGAGACAATATCGCGGGTGGTAGTGTCAATTCCTTTGATGAGATTATAGCTGTATTCGCTCGCCCATGCTTCGGCTGATATGTCAACGGCTGCCGGATCAAACTCTATTCCGATCTCATCCGCCTGCCCCTGTGCATCCTCGGCAGCCAATTTGGATAACTCACGTTGCAAGATGGCTTGCATCTGTGACTGAAAGTCTGCGGGTAATGCGGGCTTGCCACTGGCGATATTAGACGCGGCCAGTTTCCAGTATTCCTGCATGACGCCATTCAGTTTGGTTTGTAACTCGGTTTCAGCTTGCCCTTGCCATGTCCTTTTGTCGCGCGCAGCTTTGACAGTCACGCCACCAATTAGCCTGGCGCGTGGTGTCAAATACTTTACAACTTCGGGCACCGACTTTATAGCGGATCTGATTATCTCTCCCAACATTTACACGCCTCCATCTCTGACAACAACGACCGGTTTGGGCTCGGGCATTATCAGCCGACTTTCACCGGGGATAGCGGTCACATTGACAACCGGCGCGGCCTGCTGTGGTACTTGCACGGTCACATTAGGCGCGGGCTGATCTGGCACATTGACGGTCACAATCGGAGTAGGCTGCTGCGGCACCTGGACAATAACGCTGGGTTCGCCGGGCTGTGGCATTTGTGCCGTCAAATTGAAAGTATAGTTTGGCGTGGGTGACTGCATCACGACCGGCGCGGCTTTGGTTGCATCCGCTGCCCGATTGATTGCATCCGCAAGCGCCATAATGCCGGGGTCAGGTTCCCGCGTGATTTCAACGCCATTAGATTTTACGGCTTCGCGGGCATCTGACCATGTCATTCCATCTTTCACAGCCTGAACAATATCATCCGATAAATTCACCGCGTGCCATGTCGTCAATTTTCCGCTCCCAATGGATTTCACGCGCCATTTGTCCAACTCGACCAACGCCTTTATTTGTACCGAGTTTAGCGGCTCGGCTTCAGGCTCCGGTAAAACCGCCGGTGGTTGTGGGGTGACCGGTTCAATAATTGGCGCGGGGGCTGGTGTTGGCTGGCTGGCTTTTGCGATGCTCAGCTCAATTCGTTCTGTCAACTCGGGCGATAATTCCAATCCGAGAATATCGATAGACGCCTTCAGTGCCTCGGCTGGGTTCATTGCCCTTTCAAACGATTTCGCAATGCTTTCAAGCGATGCGACCTTTTCACCCAACACGACGGAAAACTCTTCCATTCGGCGCGGCTCAAATACCAGCTTATATCCATATAATGCAAATACCTGCTCGTTTAGCGCGTTCTGGATAATTCTCGCTATTGGCATTATTTCACTGGTCACAAACACCAAGGTATCATTCGCCGCCGTCGCGTAGTTTGCGGAATTGCCCCAAACACGTGACGCGGGCACGCCAAAAGCCTCTAATACATCCTGCTTTATCTCTTTGACGATGCCGACGTTTTTCAACTCATCCAACCCGCCGCCAATGGCTGTAATCGTCATGGTTTTTTTGATAACTCGTATTCTGGTTAGCGTGCGCTTGACGCCTGTCAGGATGCGCGTCAGATAATCTTCCATCTCTTTCTTTTCATCTTCGCTGCTCGGTGGTACTTCGCTCTGAGCAATAAACGCCTTGACCATCCCAGAGTTCATATAATTATCGATAAATGACGAGATAGCGGATAACGCGCCCGCGGCTTTCAACGCCCTTTTGAGCGGGTAAGATACTGCCGGTCCAAACTCAACCCGCGCATCTGGTAGCCAAATGTACAGGACTTCTTTGGCGGGGATTTCGTGAGTGTAACCCGACCGCCTGAAAGTCAAGTTTAGCGGGGTAGTATTGGGTAGTATCTGCGGGGTAATGTTTTCGTAAGCGTAATACTGCAAGCCCTTCGTAAATCCAGCCGGGTTGTTTTTCTTGCGCCAATACGCAGACCCTGACATGACAAGAGATGCGCCGGTCAACCAAAGAAACGTGTATGGATCTGGCATAACTCCGATAACGTTTTTATAGTCGTCACTGTCATCAACCAGATTACCGTTTTTGTCATAAATACCAAACGGTAAATCAGCTAGCGACTTTGCAATCTCGTCAATACAATCCGCGACCGTTGGCACAAGTTCGCGCTCATCTCCCGTCCTCTCTGCTCCGACAATGTCCCAACCCGTATTATCATCCACGTTCCAGGGGTTTAGACTTTTCGTCGCGGGTGTGTATATTTTCTGCATTTTCTCTCCTTACCATGACCAACCATAAACACCGGATAATTCAGTCATTGCCCAAACTTTAGCGTCGAGCCTATTTGGGCTTTTATCGCCGGGCTGCCATAAGCATAATTCATTCTCTAGTATCGGGAATGTCCCTACATGATGGTCGTGCCCTTTTTCATGGATCGCGCTTATTGGTTCAGCTCGCGTCGCTTTTCCGCGCGATGCAGTTACCATGCGATAATTTACAGTCGGGTCAATTTGCTTGATAACCGTTTCGATCATCTCGCCGCCGTTATTACCCTCGCCAACTATGCAATCAGCGGACAAACTATGATACATCGTTATAGCCGCCGTCGCCCACGCGGTAGGGCTCCCTTGTAAACTTGCATCCGCGAGAGTGTAATAATCGTCTTTGTCCCTGCCTGCTCCAATAATGCCGCACTCATCTCCGCCACTGGTAGCGCTTGGGTCAACCGCAACTACTATGCGCCCTAAATCTGGAGCTTTCAAAACGCGGCTTTCATCAATCTTTGCGCGT